TTGCGCTGATCTTTGTCGTACAAAGCAAGGCCAAACTGGTTGCCGAATGTCATGAAGGCCCGCTTCATTGCATCAGTTGCGGCCTCTTTGATTGCAGACTCATGCGCTTGACCGAGATCAACGTCAATGCCATGGCCAGCGCCAACGCCCTCTCGCTTAATTCCATTAACGGTTATCCGAATACTGGCGACGTAAGACACTCCCCAGCCAGCCTTCTGATCTCGACCAATTTTGCGTTCACGCTCGGAAACGCATTTCAATTCAACAATTTCCTGATCCCAGGAGCCAAAGCCAAAAATACGGTTGGCCTCACTGATTGCGTACCAACCTTCGATGTACGACAGACTTCTACCACTCTGGCTCCTGGTTCTTACTGCTTGGCTTGAGAGCGGTTCTTGCAGTTCCTGAAGCTGCTTATCGCTAAAAGCTGTGAGGTTCATAGCTGCGGAGCACGGCTCCGATTTGGTTTACGACCGTCAGTCTATCATGACGACTACCTTGCAGCAACCCCATGAGCACGAAAGGGGCCACGAATTTGAACAGGATTTTGCGGATCACCGCAAAGCTGCTGTTTGAGAAGGGCGAGGATGCGCCAGCAGTGGCGAACCTGTTGCAGGGCTTCGTAACCCCTGGGATGGTGCGCGACTGGTATGAGCGTTACTGCGAAGTCAATGGCCTCCCTGGCTCGGCAAACAGCAAGAAAAGCTATCGCCGGATGCCCATGCCGCCTATTGATTTTCAAGCCATTGAGATACAAAAACTGGAAGGCCTCCTTCAGCTGCCACCAGAGGATGAATACGGCCAAACCCCTGAGCCGGAGTGGTGAGCAGCGCTAGGCTTCCATGGCCGGACGGCAGGCCCAGAGCCCCGATCCAGCAGCAAAACCCTCGGAGCCCTAGGCCATGGACGGCGTGCCAAAAATGCCAGCGGATATTGTTGCCCTGTTGGCAGACATGGCAAAGATTCGCCATACGATTCTTGAAAATGCGCCGCAGTGCCTACCGCTTCTTGCCCCGGCGTTTATTGACGCCGAAGAGCGGATCTATGCTATCTTGAGTCACTGATTTCTTAGCAGCAGTTTTGCTGCGATTCTTGCTTCTTTCGCTCTGCTTTTCCTTGTTAATTGACTGCATCTTTGCTTTTAGCCTTTCAAGTTCATAGTCAGGTTGTTGTTTAATTATTTTTTGCATGGTTTCCTGATAGCCCGTAGCCTCAAGCTCTGGAAACTTTACAAAAATAGCGCTCCAGTCAGTTTGCGCCATTACCAAGAGCTTCTTTCAAAGATAACAGAACTTTGAAGATCAATGCAGCATTGGAGTGTGCCGCACATTCCGTGCCTGTTCTTGGCGACTGAAATCGCTAGCTCAAATTCATCCTTCTCCTTGTCATAGTAATTTGGCCTCAATAGGAACATAACAATATCAGCGTCCTCCTCAATTCTACCAGATGCACGAAGGTCTGACATATTTGGCATCTTGTCATTTCTATTTTCCACGCCCCTATTGACCTGACTTAACAGGAAAATATCAATCCCAATGCTGGTGGCGAGCTTTTTCAGGGCTCTTGTGACATTGCCAATATTAGAGGCTTCTGTATTTTGGGCATCACCAGAGCAACCTTCGATAAGTTGCAAGTAGTCAATAAAAACAGTTGAAAGATTTTTCCTGGTCTTAGCGAGAAGCTTGATCTTGGCGGAAATCGTGTTAATGGCTTCAGACGCATCAAAGATGTGCAGCCTTTTTATTAGCTGAGAATCTGAATAACTTTGAAGTCTTTCTCTCTGGGCAGCGGTGTAAGTCCTCAGCCTTAGGTTGCTTGAGCGAATGGGATCAACAAGTTTTTTATGGTAACTGAGATTCATGTAGTCATAGCAAGAGATGGATTTGTACTGAACTTGTTTCTTGGACATCTCCAAACTGAAAAAAGCAACATCGGAATGAGTGTCCGCCAGCACCGTAGCAAGATGTATAGCAAACGTACTTTTACCCATGCCAGGCCTTGCTGCTATCACCACCAAGCGGCCTGAATATGGCGAGTTCCTTTTTGCGATACCGCCCTGTATTGCGTCATCCAACACAGCCAAGCCAGTTGGTATTGCAATGTCCCCTGGCAATGCTGAAAGCGCTTCTTCAATGGAAGACTGCCAGTCATCATCCTTTTTGCTGATAGACGAAGCATTATACCATATTTCCTGCTGGTTCTCTATTAGGGACGGAATATCCTCCTCAAACACCTTCTGATCAGGAGCGCCAGCAAGGGTGGCAATGATCTTTTCTGCATTAGCCCTGAGATTCACCCTTGCAAGCTTTACCCTCCAAAGAGGAACAACAGAATACAGGGATTCAATGCTAAAGAACATTGAGGGTGATTTTGCAACTCCTTCAACGTACTGACATTCATCTTCGTACCCCATCGACAGAAGTAGCTTCTCAGCCATCACGGCAATGCTTCCAGGCACCACCAGGGATGACTTAACTGTGTCGAGAGCAATCTTCTTGATTACGTGGAAAAGGGCTCTTTTATGAGTCTCCACAAACCATTCTTGATCAACCTGCGTTACGAGTTCACAAAGTTCTGCCGGAGAACCCTGTTCGCTTTCGAGATAGAAAACACAAGATGAAAGAAATGAATCCTCTATCTCTCCGGTATCCCAGGTACTCATCTGAGATACAATTGCAGAAATCTCTTCGCTCATTTAATTCAAGGTGTAGACGATTGGCGACATTGCTGGCTTGCCCTGATTTGATGTTTTAGTTGCTACACCGTTTTCTTTTGCAAGCTTTTCAATTGTCTCCTTGTAACCAGCAAAGCCAAGTGATTGCCAGTTTCGCTCAGAAGCGTATTCGCAGTAAATTTCAAGAATTCCAGCATTCCTTGCGTATTCAAGACCACGCATGGTGGAACTTGTAAGCTCGGGCAGGAGCTTATGTTTCTTTTGCCTTTTATCAAGCCATTGCAGCAGGTGCTCACGATAGGGCTCCAGCCAGTCAGGCAGTTCCACCCCTGCTGGAGGCCGCTTTGGCTGCTGGGGGGATATAGGGGGGTTCTTATTGTTAGATGGTTCTTGTTCAATGGTTATTGTTCGTTTGTCACTGTGACAAGGGGCCCTTGTCTCTGTGACAGGGGGCCCTTGTCCCTCTGATACGGGGGGGTGTCCCTCTGACACGGGGGGGTGTCTCCGTGACACTGGGGCCAGTTCAGTCAGGCCCTCTTCGCCAGAGGGAAGGCCATCCCAAATCATCAAGCGATATAGATTTGTTTTTTGGCCAGAATCATCATATCTTGGGGTTTTTTCTATAAGATTTTTCTCAATCAAGGCTGAGATACACCTTATCACTGTGCTTTTACTTATTCCAGCGCAACTGGAAATGGTCTTCTGACTCGGAAAAACTTCGTCTCCGCATCCGATTCCACCAGCAAAATGCTGAAGAACCATCAAGACGGAAAGCTCTTGACACGAAAGCCAGCCCGGCTGAAGTTTTTGTTTTTCAAAGATCCAGTTTGGTAAGGCTGTGAACGCCTGACAACTTTTAAGACGCGCCATTAAGTTCCCTGCTGGCAAGTCAGCCCTCTTCTGTGTTAGATGTTTCAGTCGCGTGGCTTGCAATCCAATGCTCCAAAGCGGTTATCACTTCGCCGGAGATAGTTCTGCGATGAGCCGCAGCTAGCCAGCGCAGCCTTTGCCGCGTATCTTCTTCGATTCCAACAACAAGACGAGGCAGTGGGGTTGGCATAAGGCCATCTGTCGTGAACGCATAAACGGTAGCACGCGGGGGCCAGCGAGGCAACGCTCGGGTGCAATTGAGGGTGAAGTATCAAAATCGTCCTGCCAGCCCGCCCGCTAGATCTTCCACGCCACTGACCCGTGGAACTGGGCTTGGCGAGCCCCCAAGGCGCCTTCCTCGCCCTGCTGGAGGGGTCTGATAAAGCGCCAGCAGGTGGGAGCTGCCACGGTTCGGAGCCACCTAGCGCGAAATGACTAGAACTCCGTTGACGTGCAAGACCAGCGAGTCTAGTATCTTGAAGATCAGCCAACCTCTAGATCAGATGCCAACCAGCAAGAAACCACGCTTCTCTGTTGGAGACGCCGTTTACGCCCGCTTCTTTGGTGACACGCTTCTCACCATCAAGTCTGTTTCCAACGTGAAAGCAGTTTTCCCCCATTACATCTGCGCCTCTGCTGGAGAGTATTACTTACTTCCCTGCATCCATCTTTCAAGTCGGCCATTGATTGCCGAGACCAACGACGGCAACCGGAGGCAGCTTCCTCTTCCGATTGCGTTCGCGTAGAGCCCTCTTAACCAGGCAGGAGCTTGACCCTGGCCCACTGGGACTGTAGAGTCTCGCTTGGCTAGCAGCGGTCGGGTGCTTCGAGGCTCGCACCTTCAAGCCAGGTGATCTTGAAAATCAAGAGCCAGCAAGACTGGTATGCAGGCCCCGCCCCTTCATGAGCTTTGAAGAGTACCTAGCCGATATTGTCCGTGTCCCGATGTTGACATGCGATGAGGAAATAATACTTGGCAGTCATGTTCAGCAAATGATGAAAGTTTTGAGAGATAATGGGATAAGCGAGCAAATTTCAGAAGAAAATCTATACAAGTCAGCGAAAGATCTAGAGCCACAGGCAAGAAGAGCAATAAATAAAGGTGTAAAAGCGAGGAATAGGATGATTTCCGCAAATATGCGACTTGTAGTTGCCGTAGCAAAAAAGATTAAAACATCTCAGGTTCACTTAACAATTCAAGACTTGATGCAGGAGGGGGCAATTGGATTGGCAAGGGCTGCCGAGAAGTTTGAGCCTGGCAGAGGTTACAAGTTCAGCACTTACGCCTACTGGTGGATCAGACAGGCAATCGTAAGGGCGACCGAGTATCAGGAAAAAGCCATCAGGCTTCCGTCAAACCTGCAAAAAACAGCAAAGCAAATCAGAGAAGCCAGGGAAAGGCTGGCCTTAAGGTTTGACAGAGAGCCGACTATTCCGGAAATAGCGGAAGAGATTGAGGAGACAGTGGAGAAAGTCAAGAGAACAGTCTTGATGGATTCAGTAACCGTATCGCTGGATTCTGCCATAAATTGTGGGGACGATCAAGCTTCAATGCTTGAGCTGATTCCAGCAAGCGTTTTCGAGGGCAATACTGACGCCGAAGATGATGCAGAAAAGTTTGAAGCTATTGCAATGTTGATTAGTGCATTATCGGCAGAGGAGCAAGAGCTTATCAAGCAAAAATATGGTATCGGATGTCAAGTGGCTTCAACAAAAGAAATCTCAGAGGCCAGTGGTCTTAGCAAGCAGGTAATTCGGCAAAGACAGCAAAAGATAACCGATAAGATCAAATATGCCATGAGCATTTTTTTTTCTATTCGCCATTCCTGAGCTACTCTCTCCCTGTAGCCTCATGATCCATAACTAACGATGGCGAGACTGGTCGGGAGGAGCGCTAGCAGCGGATGTGGCGACGCTACGCCAGCAGCCGGCACTGTGCATGAGCCGCACACCAGCGGACTGGAGGCGGACCTGTGATTTACCCTGCCACTTATAACTTTTCGCTGCTGCAGAACTCTACGTGGAAGGCCCAATTCCGCGTAACGCAGAACAAGAAGGAAGTGACCAGCGTGCTGACGACTGCGACTGTGCCCACTTTTACGGTGGCATGTCACGGGCTGGCCGCAGGCGCCAAGGTCGTCTTCACTGGCTCTAGTACCTGTGGCTTGAGCGAGAACGTCGTCTATTACGTCATTGCAGACGGCCTAACGTCTAATGCGTTCAAGGTTTCAACCACATCGGGTGGATCCAGCGTGACGATTGGCGGAACATTTGGCAGTTCGCTTTATGTCTCAGTTCCCATCGACATCACAAGCTACATCATCGACGCAGATATTAAAGATACTGACACGTTGGTGCAGGTAGCCACATTTACTACTTCCATCCTTGCGGCCACTGACGGCTTGGCAGAACTTGCCATCTCTCCAGCAACTACGCTTGGCTTGACTCCTGATGTATATGTTTATGACGTGAGTCTCACCAGCCCTGGCGGTGAAAGGTATTACTGGCTAACTGGCAATGTCACTGTTGTCCGTACCTATTCGAGAACCTGACCAATGCCAAATGTCGATCTCAACCTCATCCCTATTGATGAGACGCAACTTGTCATTGGCGCTGGCGAAGAGACGCAACTGGTTCTCGGTGCTGGCGATGATACGCAATTAGTAGTTAATGCAGGCGATGAGACGCAATTAGTGCTTAGCGCAGGCGATAACACACAAATCGTGCTTAGTGGCGCTAGTGGGTTGTTTGTTGATACCGCAGCTAAAGTGGACAGGAGCGTTGTGTACTACGACGCCGCAAGCTCTACCTTCAGAGCGGATCCCATCTGGACTACCACCACGCTCTCTGACGGAGGCAACTTCTAATGGCCAACATACTTCGTATTAAGCGTCGCGTCAGTGGAAATGCTGGTGCCCCCACAGGTCTGGCCAACGCCGAGCTTGCCTTTAACGAGGTCGATAATGTCCTTTACTACGGTAAAGGAACTGGCGGTGCCGGCGGAAGTGCCACGGCTATTGAGGCTATTGCAGGTTCTGGAGCGTACCTGACGCTCACCTCGACCCAAACCGTCTCAGGAAACAAGACCTTCAGTGGCACTGTGGCGCTTGGCGCTAACGCCTCGGCCACCACGCCAGCGACTTCCGACAACACCACGACGGTTGCCACAACCGCCTATGTGAAAGCGCAGAGCTACGGCACCGGCACCGTCACCAGTGTCGGCCTCAGTCTGCCGAACTTCATTGCTGTCTCGAACTCGCCTGTCACAGGCAGCGGCACGCTGACTGGTGCGCTGGCTAGCCAAACAGCGAACACTGTTTTTATTGCACCAAATGGCAGCGCCGGAACTCCGACGTTCCGCCTGCTGGTAGCCGCAGACATCCCGACGCTGACCGCTGCCAAAATCAGCGACTTCGACACCCAGGTTCGTCTCAGTCGTCTGGACCAGATGGCAGTGCCTACGGGGCCTGTCAGTTTCAACAGCCAACGAATTATTGATGTCGCAGCACCGCAGCTCCCAGGGGATGCCGTCAACAAGCAGTATGCCGACTCAATCGCGCAGAGCCTAAACGTCCACGGCGCTGTTGACTTCGCAACCTCCGCTGCTGTCGCCTACACCTACACCTCTGGCGGCACTCTCTTAACTATCAACACGATTACCGGCACCGATACCATCACGTTCAGTGCCAACCATGGACTGAACATTAACTCCCAAGTTCGTACAGGTGACACTGTAACTGGCACAGGGCTAACTGCCAACACTACTTACTACGTCACCGCCGAGCCTGCGCTTAATCAGGTTAGGTTGTCCGCTACATTCGGTGGCCCTAACGCAACACTAACCAACGGCACAGGCTTAAGTATTGGCGTCACTGGTGACCCTGGCATTGGCGCCACGCTTAGCGGAACTCCAAATACCGTTGACTCCGGCTCCACCCTCACTGTTGGTCAGCGTATTCTTGTCAAGGATCACACGACCACTGCCTACAACGGCGTATATACCGTAACGACCGTTGGCACCGGCGCAAACGGCGTCTGGACCAGAGCAACCGACTTTGATAACGGCCCAACAGGCGAAATCACCTCTGGTGACTACGTTTTCGTCGCCAGTGGTAGCACAAACGGCAACAATGGCTTCATCCAAACCGCTTCCCCTCCGCTCCGGATGGGCAAGGCCGGTTCCGGCTACACCACGTTCACAGGCGACGCGATTTCCTTCACCCAGTTCTCGGGTGCGGGTCAGATCACCGCTGGCGACGGCCTGACCAAATTAGGCAACGCCATCAACGTTGCCTCTACCGGCAATGGTGCGCTAGCCATCAGCGCCGACTCGATTAACCTCGCCAGCGGCATTGCCGCCGCCGGCACCTATCGCTCGGTCACGGTTGACACCTATGGCCGGGTTACCGCTGGTACGACTCCGACGACATTTGCGGGCTACGGCATCTCGGACAGTTCACTCAACCTGGCCGCTGCCATTTCCGACGAGACCGGCACCGGCTCCTTGGTATTTGGCACCAGCCCCTCGCTGACGACTCCAGCACTGTCTGGCGAGACATTTAGCACTGCTGCAACCGTCACCGCCGGCACCAACACTCAGTTCATCGCCATCGTGGACAACGTGAACGCGAGCAACCTGATGGCGCACCCGTTGGTCGTCACGCGCGGCGAAGTGAACTGGCAGGCGGAGTTACCCGCGTTGCCTCCGCCTCCGCCTCCCGTCCTCCCTACGAACGAGTTGGTCGCCAACGGCGGCTTCGAGTCCGCGCTCACAGGCTGGGTGAACTACGGTCCGCTCGCGACCGTGCGAACGGTCGTCTCGCCCGGCCACAGTGGCGGCAGCGCCCTCTCCG